TTGAATTTCTGTAATCATTATTTGAATTTCTGTAATCATTTCCTCTTTTATGCTCTGGTTTATCGGGTTCTCTATTATTCTCCTTTTTCATATTGTTTCTTTTTGTACGTTTATCTATTTTATCTGATTTATATTCTTCACTTTCTTTATATACTTTCGCATTGCACCTCCAGTTATCTGCCATCTTTGATTTTAGTCTTATATTTATATTCGGTATTTAATATTTAAATCTAAATTAATACATTTTCAATTTTTTATTGTATTCATTATATATATATGTCTATTGCCACTCTTAAAAAAAATGCCGAATCAAGATACTTTAATAAAGTTTCGTCTCAAAATACATTTTCGTTAAATGGTACTAGACGGAACCAAGGATATGTTGGACAACATAATTTAATGCGCTCTCTTAAAAGAACACCGTATAGTCGATATGGAGGACCTGTTAATCAAGGTACCAAGGGAAACTTTGTTCAAAATATACATAATTCTGGTAGTTGTTCTTCAAATGATGATACTGTTATAAAAAAATCAACAAAAAGTAATAGAGCTATGATTTTTTCAAAACATAAATGGATTAACAGAGGCTACCCACACGCAGTTGTACAACCTGATTGTAATTTTGGTGAAAATAGTTCACAAAGTCTATATATTTATCAAAAGGCAAATGATAATCTTTGTGTTAAAGACCAAGACAAAGAACATAAAGAAAAACAATGCGATTCAAAAGATTTGACCTATACGCGTATTGGAGGACGTCTTATTTGTCAAAATGTTTATGCGAAAACATTATCTATTAGTAAGGACCAGGGTACACATATCAGAGAAATTCAAAAGAATTGTGTTAAACAAGAAGATATTTATCCACCCAAATTAAATGGAGATGGGTTTAGAGGCTGCAAAGGGTGCGGAGGGGATTAAATAACGCATATTTCTTTTTGTTTTTTATTATTTAATAAAAACTGATTTAAATCTTTATTAAATAATATCTATATTAATCATGCCATACGGACATCATTACTTATATTTGTACATTGAAGATAATGAACTTCGTAATGAATATGAAACACGAATTATTAACCATAATAAAAATATCTCTAACGCATATTATGATAGTGGATTTGACTTGCTTGTCCCAGAACAACATATGGTTTCCGCAAATTGTCTTGGATATACTTTAAGTTCTAAGGTTGTATCCGCATTATACTCGACACCTATTATAGATAAGATGTATAAAAAATATACAACCGGATTTTATGTTTACCCGAGATCAAGTATTAGTAAAACTCCACTAAGGGTTTCGAATTCTGTTGGAATTATTGATAGCGGTTATCGGGGACATTTGATTGGAAAACTTGATAATCTAACATCAGAATCATATACGATTGAAAAATATTCCAGGTTGTTTCAAATTTGCGCACCAGACCTTTCACGGATTCAGGTTGAACTGGTTAATTCGATTGAAGAACTTGGTATTACCGAAAGAGGCGATGGCGGATTTGGTTCCACCGGAAAATAACTATATAAATAAATTTGTTTTAATCTATTTATATAATTCATTTATATATATGTCCATTGTATTACATTATATTAAAGACCTTTTTCATTTTTCTAATCAAGAAATGAATGGCCTTGATGAAATAATTGAAGAAACAAATTCTATTAATTTATCTGATGAAGACGACGAGGTCGACGACGATTTCATTGATGGAATTGATGAAGAAATTGATGAAGAAATTAATGAAGAAATTAATGAAGAAATTAATGAAGAAATTAATGAAGACATGTGTCATGATTTTGACGAAGACCCAAATGACATTTATGAAAACTTAACAGACGACTCAAACAAAAATATTAGTTATAAGGTTGACCAAAATGATTCAGTACGAAACAGCGATACTGACGATAGTTGCGATTACGCTGGCGCGCCATCTGAAATGAGATATTATAATGAATTCTCTAATAAAAATTATGTTTTTTCTGACCCATATTCACCCGAACAAGAAAACAAAAAATCTGTTCCCAAAAATGTTAATTTAAATAGTAGTGTCAACTTCAAAAACTTTAAACGCATTAAGTATAATAAACTTAGTTATAACGCGGTTGAAAAGGGGATTGATAAATACTACGAAAATATTAATCATCAAATGTCGTCAGCGCTTGATATTTTAGCTACCTATTTAAAAGGTCAAAAGATTATTTACATGGAATCCAAACATTATTGTGAACAACAACTTAATACACTTATGATGCCTGCTATTATTCTATCCACAATAGCAACCGTTTGCTCTAGTGTTCCATTTTATATTCAGTGGCGGTCACTTCTTATTGCCGCTATAAATGCTTTTATTGCTTTTCTTATTTCACTTGTAAATTATTATAAATTTGACGCACAATCAGAAGCCCATAAAATTTCTAGTCATCAATATGATAAATTACAAACTTCTATTGAATTTACGTCTGGGTCGGTTTTATTATTTAAAAATATTGACCACGAAGACTGTAATAAAACAAGGGATGAAATGTATACAGCGCACGATTTAAAGAAAGAACTTAAAAAAAAACTTGAGACAGTTGAGCAAAAAATAAATGAAATAAAAGAAACGAACCAATTTATTATACCACGTGTAATACGGTTTAGATATCCGGTTATTTACAATACAAATGTTTTTTCACTTATTAAGAAAATCGCAGATTATAGACAAAAAACCATTACTAGTTTACGCAATATTAAAAATGAAATTCGCTTTTTAAACGCACTTCAACTTCACAACAACTACAAACTCGATAATAAGGATAAAAAAAGGCTTAAATTTTTATTCAGAAAAAAGAAACAAAGAACAAAAGATATTCTTGTTCTCAAATCCGCATTTTCAATTATTGACCAAATGTTTAAAAAGGAAATTCTCAATGCAGAGCTCATTAAGAAAAATGATTGTCTGTTTAAAAAAATGTGTTGTTGTTTTATGAAAACATATGATGTCGCACATGATCATAAATTCAAAGACCCTGAAAAATTAAATACATTTGTATCCAACCTTATTGACCCATTTCGTGATAAAATGAATGATCACGATATTGAAAATCAAATTAAACACGTTAAAAAAAATTCTACATATAATGGGTGGTTCTCATTTCCTCAAATGACGAGACGAAAATCTAACTCGTCTATACCATCAGACGATGAAGACTATTTGGAAACATATAGTCTTTAATTATCATCAATTCTCATCATTAAAAAAGTAATTAACATGTATGTTGGACCTCTAAAACATTCCTGCCCGGAGTTCTATTTTTCTTTCTTGGGTTGATGTAATGTAATTTTCAATACTGTTCTTCATCTTGAACCGATAAACATGAACCTCTTGTTGCTGACCTATACGATGGCAACGACCGATTGCCTGTTCTTCGACACACGGATTCCAGTGAGGCGAAACGAAATATACTTCGCTGAACATCTGCAGATTCAGTCCCTCGCAACAGGTACTTATCTGTAAAACGAACACATCGCCCTCCGTTTCCACCGCTGTAAACGCGCTTGCGCGAACAGTTGCTGACATACGACCGTCTATTACTACTATATTCTTGGCTGAGTACTCTTCGCTACGCTTCATCTTCTCTACGATTTGGTCCATTTCTTTACGAAAATGACAAAACACTAGCTTTCTCTTTCCGTTCGACGCATTGGATTTTAGTTTTTCAACTACTGTGTCTATTTTTGTTGTAAGACCTAGCATGTTATTAAATGTTTTTTCAGGTATATTAAAGGTTTCACATACTGTATTGGGAACCATCGTTGGAACAATACACATTTGGCGCTGGCGAATCATCTGGACCAAAACATCGCGAGTCGTACGTCTACTCAATGCCTCAATGATTGAACGCTCGTCATCACACGACCACTCTACCTCGACGTTAAATATTTTTTTCTCAGGCAAATGAATGTTTGCGTCTATTTTTTTTCTGTGCAAAACTGCCTCCTTTTTAAATATTTCTAGATTCATTAAAATCTCATGTTTCTGTAAGTTCAAAAGTGAGCCTAACGTATATAAATCATTCAAACTGTTTTGAATTGGAGTGCCGGAAATCAACCACGTAATTTTGCTCTTAATCGCCGAGGCAGACCTGTAAGCAACTGTATTTTTATTTTTCAAATGATGGGCTTCGTCTATGATAAGACGATCGTACTGTTTTTCTAACAAATTGCTAGTATTCAAATTTCCAAAGGTTGTCAAGATAATTTCATTATCTAAATCCAAACTGTTCTTTCCTGGACCAGACACCACCACCGGCACAATTCCCAAGAGTTCCGTTATTTTGGTCTTCCACTGGTTTAGAATCGACGCAGGCACTACGATCAATGTACTGGGAAGCTTATTGACAGCCATCAACCCAAGCAACATTATCGTCTTGCCCAACCCCATCTCATCCGCTAGAACACCTCCATTTTTTTTCAAAACTGGATGATGATAATGTTCTTTATCAAATAGCCACTTCAAACCATACATCTGGTGAGGATGACATGAGAGATTTCCCTCTTCCAAAAAGTTCTGGAATTTTTCTTCCACACGAATCATCTTATTATTTGTAAGTTATAATTAAAAAAAACATGTATCCTAAATTCAATTTTTTTGTTTTATACTTTTTATACTTTTTAAAATAACTCATTATTCCAACGGCTATATAATGCTTCGGCAGTTTGAGCACCCTCTTCACTTATCAACGTTCTTCTATTCGCTGCGGACCGCACCGTGAAATGGAAACCTATATCGACTAGGGCATGATCCAGTAGAACTTCTAGATCATCACATACTTCTGGCGCAACTTTATTTCGCAGATTGGTGATAAAGTTGTAATAATTTTCACCTACTTCACCTTCGACCGGTGCTTCAGGGCGAAACGGCCTAACGCTGTGATTCAACAAATTAATCTCACTCTGTACAGCATTGGCTACCTCACTCAACGGACGCCTCGGTATTTCATTATTTGGCGAACGTCTTGCGGCGCGCCGGACCGTGGTAAATGTATTTGGAGGTACTGTTGTTTGGCGACACATGGGACATGATGTACCGGTATGCTTATTCGTACGAATATTCGTAAAGAAACAATCGCCACAAACTTTGTGCCCACACTTAGGAACAAATACATTGGTCTTTTCAAACGAACACATACAAATTGGACAGTCATCCTGTTCATCTGGGTTTGCTACGCATCTCGACTCGGGATCAGGTGTAGCTTCCGACACAGGCTGAGGATGAGGTTGTGGGGGGGCAATATTGCGTTGAGGAGTTGAAATCACTGTATCCGGACGCTCATGATGTTGGGATATAACAACCGAGGCAGCTACCGGACACGTACGACGATTATGTCCATGATGATGACAAATACCACAACGCGACGCATTTCTCACGTTGGTTAAATTTTGGGATAATCCAATTGTAGACATTTTATTCTTATACTTATCTTGGAGATATTGGATTTGTTAAATCAATTTTTTCCCAAACAGAAAACATGTAAGTAAGTAAGTTATTGTATGTATTATTTAAATCAATTCTGAAATATCCATTTCATCATCATTTGTTTCGTAATCAACATCCATTGCTGATACACGGGGTACTCTTACTGTTATATTTGGATGTATGTTTTCTTTTTCTGAGGATACCAAAGTTTGTTGGCGAATCAATGGGATTTGCCCACCGATATGTTCTCTACTTAGACTACCTAGACGTCCATCACTATTAACTATTGATTGACTAGCACTACTACTACTACTACTATTCATTTCAACCCCTCTATTAAAACTCGCATTGTTTACTAATACACGCGTAATTCTATTCAAATGAAATACTGCTTTGTCCGGCGTCATTGTACTAAACCAATCTAGTACTTCTTGTTCAAAATATGGGTCTGACATCCCATAATCACGCGGCGCCTCGCGACGAAGAGGGCGAGATTGTGATTGGCCGTGTATCGCACAACCATAGCAATTCCCAGCATTATCCACACACGATGGACTTCCACAAACAACCGCATTGCAACTTTCACATTCTTCTACTCCCATATTCAAATCACAGCTTGAACATTCCGTATCAAATGGGGGGCTCATATTTACTCTATTTAATGTATTCATTTATACATTAAAAAAAGTATAATTCTTAATTCAATTTTTTTAAGTATAAAAATATATCTACTGGTATTGCATTTTTTCGGCTAGGCGGGTCGACTTTCGTAGTCCAACTGGTTCATTCTTCTTCGCAGTACGATTCGCGCGACGCTTCTCTTGGATTTCGGCGTTCTTTACATCATAGGCGCGCTTTTCCTCAATCAACCCGCGCTTTTCTACAAGAGCACATTTTTCCTCCTTTACTTTCACAGCACGATACGCGTCGGTTCTAATGAAATTTAGAACACGAAGCTTCCAATTGCTTGTATCAATGATATTTTTCATTTCTTGTTCCCAACCTTTCATATTATTCTCCCGAAAATGACGATTTCTTACAGAGTATGATGAATGCTTCTCTACATCCTTACGTCTGTCCATGTATACAGTACGCTCCAAATTACTTACTATCTCAACTGGTCCAGACTTGCTTTTGAAATTCAAAGGGACCTTTATTTCCACAGGACCATTCTCATATCTGTTGGTATCCACGTTGAAGATATGAGTATTTACCGTGAATGAACTCATGGTTGCTTGTGCTTTGGGGGTTGCTCTTGTTGTTGTCATTTTTATATGTATCTTAAATAATAATTTTATTAATTCAATTTTTCTTTTTTGCAAAAAAAAACTACACTTATCAGTGATGTTAAAATAATTGTTTTCTCAAAATCTATGCTACACCATTCATTAAAGCCTCCTCATAGAGTAAAGCTTCAATACCGTGTTCATCAATGAATAACTGTCTTCCAGTATTATTCCACCATTCTTCTGCTTCATTCGTCTCCATATCAAGATCTAGATGGTCCTCCTTTGTTAAACATGCGCTGTATGCTCCAGGAATCTTAAGCATCTCATCTTCCTCAGTGAGAGCCATGTCTGAGGATAGCGCATACTGGTCGGGGTTTTGTTCAGCTACTTGAATGAGCATGTACTTGACGTGCTTTTGGGCACAGAAGTCATAGAATTCCATCCACTCCTCATCGGTAATGCTGTTCCACTTGAACTGGGAAAATCCCCCTATGAATTCATCTGTTTCCATCTTGTCCAACCGGATTCGATTCATTATGTCATCGAAGCGATATGAGAAGTCTTCCATACCAGATGTTTTATCTTTCATCAATCTCTTCAACGCATAACATCTAACGCATTTCCATAGGTCCTCGACAACCTCATTACGGATAGATGGGTTATCTACGGCAACCGAGGTATTGTCATTCAAGGTATTATTGGAAACTGGCATTGTATGTGTTGGTTTTATATACTTTTTATAATAGTATTTGCGAAGTCAATTTTTTTTTACTATATAGACAGTTCTCTATATTATTATTATGGATATTATTAACTGGATTGGTTGCGGATTTGTTATTGCACTATTTTTAGGATTTGGTTATATTGTTATTTTCTGCAAAAATGATCATGAATTAGATAAAGAAATACATGATATAGAAAATCAACAAGAAGAACTATAAAAATTGAATTATTATTGTTTATTTACTTTCGTAGAAATATAACATGTCATTTGATACACTTACAGAACAATTATTGAACGACGAATGGATATTCGTTCTTCCAAAATTTGAGAAAAAATATATGCTTAATACATTTGATGACGGAAACGACGAATACGCGCACTATTTAAATGAATGGGTTGTATTTGGAGAATGGAAAGGAAAAAGGGCATTGTTTAACTATCATCAGCGTGATATTATTGTAAGATCAATCAGTCATTGGAAAATTACGTTAGTGTAAGTCAGCGTTTAATGAAAACCGAAATTTTAAAATAATTAAAAAAATATTAACTTTAACTTTAAAATAATTCATACACTTCTACGACATTCTAATTACTTAATCCTCTTCGTCTACTACAACCCTATCCTTTTTTGCTACTTTCTTTTCCTTTCTTTCTTTCTTTTCTTCCTCTTTTTTTGCCTTTTTTTCAGAACGTTTTGCTGCTCTTGCTATTTTTTCTGCTTCTTTTTCACACTTAACCTTGTCCTTAAATGTCTTCTTTACCTCTTTTCCCAGTTCTTTTATTAAAAACTTTTGACGCTTTATTGTGAACTTTTCCTTACGTTTTTCTTCTTTTTCCGCATCCTTCATTTTTATTTGTTCGGCTTTTGCTTCTTTTTTTGCTTCTTT